GCGGTCGCCGTGGTCGCCACGACGCTCATTGTAAGCAGGCTGCCACTGCGATGTAGATTGACTCGCACCGCCGTGCGCAAAGCCTGCGCCCGCCGGCATCAAATTGCCAAACCGATTTGTAGGCTTCGGCGCCGCCGGCGCACGCGTCTTCTGGAAGAACGGCATAGACATAAGACGCGATATGACCTCGGTAGGACAAATAGCATCGGAACTTCGCATTTCAAGAGCACGGCGAAGAGATTCCGGAAAGGAGGAAGGAAGAGTACGAGACGACGTCATGTTAGAACGAATGGACATTTGAAAGAAAGTATTTATACGCGACCCAACAATACTTTACAGCGGAAAGACTCTTCAATTTTTTGCGGCTCATAGATTAAATGCTTGGAACACATGTAGCATCCGATCTTGCTTTGGATACCCTATCCAATGTTATTCCTATAAAAACAACATGGGGCAAGGTGCAATTTCAACAGGGTCTAACCGATATTACATCCGACGCCGCAACAATCAAAGCACGCCAATTACCTATTATGGCACTTCGCATAGAACCGACAGTTTCCAAATCGGTTATAAAACTATTGGAAACTCTTAACGACAAAACCGCTTCTATTGATGACGCTTTCCAAAACACCGATCCCCGTATTTCCGAATCTGTATCACAGATTCTATGGAGACCTACAAATATAGGGGCGTTTCTCAATAAAAGCCCCCTGGCAATGAATGCTCTTATTACCTGGCGTACACTTATCCTACCCGCCTTTGCTGTACTTGCACCTCTTATTGCCGTTATTGTACCTTTTTTCCTACTTCGTTTCCTACAGCCTCAACTACAGATTACTACAGATGAATATATGACCCGTGTACGACAAGTTCTCCTACAACAAATTACAATTCCCTCGTTTTTAAAATCTAGGAATGCCGAAGATCGTATAGGTTTTCTATTTGAATCCTTATTTATTGCATTAACTGTTGGTATGTTTGTAAGCGGGATTTGGTCGCAAATTACCAACGCTCTTCATACTCGCGCCATTTGGTTTGATATGGAGGAGCGGGGCAATCACATACAACATATGTACCAAACTGCAAAATCGGCTCTTACGGAATTGAAAACGCTGTCTCCAAAGGTACAACGGGCGGCTGTATCCATTATAGATAGCGGTGAACTTGCATTAATCGCATGTAAAGATCTTGACGTCCTTGATGGTGTGTCCACATTTGGATATGTATGGAACGATTGTACCGCTCTTAAGGGACTCAAAGAATGGCTAGCAAAACTTGACTGTTATACCGCAATTGCTTCACTTGATAATATCTGTTTCCCTCGTATTTCAAAAAGTGTCGGTATTACACTCAAGGGGGTCCATCATCCCGCAGTAAAAGGCTGTGTTTCTAACAGTCTTGAATCAGTTGGTCATTCTATTTTGACGGGTCCCAATCGCGGCGGCAAATCCACATACTGTAAGGCAATAGGACTTGCTGTGGTCACTTCGCAGACGTGGGGCTTTGCATGGGCGCAACGTATGACATGGTCACCGTTTGCGACGGTCCTTACCGCATTAGAGCCGGCGGGACTGCTTGGCGAAATGTCCACCTTTGAAGCGGAGATTGAATTTGCTAAATCGGTACTTGCCGTCAAGGAAACTCCTATGTTTGTCATGATGGACGAAATCTTCCATTCTACCAACGCGGGTGACGGATTGGAGGCAAGCCGTGTATTTATGCATCAACTCTATGAGAAGACAGGTGTTGTATCTATCATTTCTACTCACTACAAGGACTTAGCAGAATCGTTTTCTAAGGCGGCGTCGGCAATACAAATGGAGGCAAGCGTCGGTGAGGAAGGTCGGTTGTTATATACTTACAAGGTTTGCCCCGGTGTATCAGATAAGAGTAGTGTTATGGAAATCCTCAAAGAAAGGGGTCTGTTACCCGGTTAGTTGCGGTTAGATAAAGAAAGAAAGATTCGTCCCTGAAGCAGAGACAAATGAATCTATCCGACACGTTCTATGTCGCCCTGTGTATGACTGTGCTCATTCTGGGCGCTGTCTATTGGTTTTGGACACAGAACCAGTTTATGCTCCGCAAACTTTCCCTTCTTGAGAACATTGTATACGAGATGAAGATGGCACTTTCTACAGAAGGCGTAGGCGTAGCTCCCCCGGCAGCACCGGTTGCTGCGCCGACGGGATCCGCACAGTATGCGCCTGCACCTGGCTCTGTAATGAGCGATGATGATGCTGAGATTCTCAATGAGGACCTACATGAGACGCTTGTTTCGTCGCAGATTGAAATGGGACACACGCAGAGCTCGCCTGTGCTAGAGGTATCGGACAACGATATTCCTGAATTCAAGATGCCTGAGGCGGTGGAACCGGCGTCGGCGGCACCAGTTGCCGATGACCTTCAGCCTGGTGGCGTTGGCAGCGGTGTTCCTGAGGCGAAGACGGGTTCCAGTGCCTACGATGCTATGACACTCAAGGAGCTCCGTAAGCTTGCCGAGAACCGTGGTATTTCGGGTGCGAAGGATATGCGCAAGCAGGCGCTAATTGACGCACTACGCAATACGCCTACTGGTGTCACCTTTGATGTAACTGAGGGTGTACTTGATCTAAACTAAATTTCAACAAACTAAATATTTGTTCCTGACAGAAGAGATGAGCACTTTAGGTTTCGCTCCTGTCACGAACAATCCGGCGGGGGCATCCTGCTACACATCCACTGACCCTCACTACTCCGAAACGGGTGCACCCGCTCGCATGGCAGACGGTCGTCTTGTAACCGATTACCGCCCTCGCTGCTACCAGTACCCGATTCTGGCGGCGCAGACTTGGGGTGATAACGATGCGCGCAATCGTATGATTCATGGAGCAAATGAACTTATGACGGCTGCTCGTGCGATGAATGACCGCAAAAATACGCCGACCACATGTGATGATACAATGGTTCCCGAACTTTACAAGCGTGTTTGTACCTGGGATGGCTGTAAGACGATTCCTGGCAATTTCCAGGGTATCGGTACCGGTCGTATCTATGTGCCATCGTCGGCAGGCAATGCATCGTCGCCACAGGCGCTTTCCGATATTGGTGTCCCTGCAATTCCCACTACATGGCCTCGTCATCCTCCCCGTCTACCGTCACAGTGTGCCCTAGACGATCCCGAGACACAGTGGAGTGTAAAGGGTGATGTTGCCAACTACGGCGGCTCTGCCAAGACGCATCCGTATTCCGCGCCGCGGGCATAAGCCCGCTATCCCCGCTTCGCTCGCCGCGGGCTTAATTAGCAACGCCATATAGAATGGAACATTCTGTATCCGGTGATGGTGTACAGGGCGTCGTCCGCCGAAATCCTGTAGACGGAAGTGTAACAGTCAACGGTAAAGTAACCGGTCTTGGTACAGTACAGCAAAAGATTATCTACATTGCGGCGGCACCAGTCACGCGTGGCATTGGCTTCGCCGGCTCCGGTCAACCGTATCCTAATAAGGAAATTGCGTATTCCAATACGCCCAATGCAGGCATGATTAACTCTGCCGATGGAAGTTTTACAATTGAACTCAAGGGTATTCCCGCCGGCTACTTTAGCGGTCTTGGTAGCATCTATGTCCCACCTTGCGTAGACTTTACTTGCTTTACTGCCGATAAGAAGATGTTCCACACAACGCTGGTTATCAACGAAACAGCAGCTCCTTGGCGTTGGGGATCTGGCGCACCCGCACCCATGAAGCCTGAAATTGATAATCCTGATGCTACAGGACGGTCAATGTACTACTTCGGTCGTGAAGCACTACCGCTGTTTAATAATCAAGAGGCACAGTTACGTGCGCGTGGCTACCCCGGTGAAATGACCGCACGCGGCTGGCCTGAGCCCGATGACGCGAAACCGTGGGCGCATGCTTCTCCGCCATCTTAGAGTAGTTTGAAAAAATTGAATCCTTTTCACAGCACAATTAGATTGTCCTGCGAAAATGTCTGTATCTCTCTGTGGTGTTATTACGAATTATGAATCGTTACGTTCCTTCCTTTCTAGCTCTGGGTTTACGGTGGTACCCTGGGCTTCTAACATAAGTAAATTGGTGTGCGGTGATGGCGCGGGTGGGCGATGGAAAGTTGCCGAGGCTCGGCGTCTTGGAATACCTGTAGTGACGGCTGCCGAGATTATGCAGGCGGCGCAGCGGGCTGGAGAATTATGGGTTAATCGCTACGCACCGCGCCGCCTTGAAGATATTATTGGCGGCGCAGCGCCTATTAACGAGCTCATGGGATGGCTGCGGGCTTGGACAGGTACAGCGGGCTCAGTGCGTGGCGCGCTTGTGACCGGTCCACCTGGTATCGGTAAAACAACGGCAGTTGGTTTAATTGTTGCAGCGTGCGGGTACGACTTGGTGGAATTTAATGCCTCGGATGAGCGGTCGGCAACGGCGGTGCGTCGCTACTTTGATGAGGCAAAACGGTCGGGTCATTGCGGTCGTCGGCGTGTAATTGTAATGGACGAAGTGGACGGTATGAGTACCGGCGATCGTGGCGGCATCGGCGAACTTGCGCGCGTGATTAGTGGGTGCGCATTTCCCATTATTTGTATTGCCAATGAGCGGGGAACGCCTCGGCTGCGTCCACTTGCTGGGTGCTGCCTAGATATCCGCTTTCAGCGCCCCACTAAGACCGTTATTGCAAAAGCGCTGTATACGCGTGTAGTAAAGGCGGAGAAGTTGCCATATTCGGTAGGTGATTTGGAAACGCTGTGCGAAAAGAACGGTAACGATATCCGCTCAATAATCAATGCGCTTCAGTTTTCGGCTAAGTCATTGGTAAGTGGAACAAAAGATGAATTACAGCGCGTGGATGCCTTTTCGGCAACGGGTAGGCTTATTGGTGGCGGAGATTCGTTTGCGGTCAAAGAGCAGTTGGTATTTCTTGATTACGGTATGATTCCGCTTATGGTTGCCGAGGGATATATTGCAGCGGCAGGGCGTCCTCGTGTTAGTGGTGCTGCTGATAATTCTACACTTCTAACACGATGCGGTGCGGCTGGTAACTATATTGGCGATTATGACATTCTGGACCGTCGTATTCATTCGTCGCAAACATGGTCCTTAATGCCACATGCGGTTTCGGCGATCGTCTCAGCGGCAACAAGTACGCAGGGAATTGCGCCGTTCCAAATCTTTCCATCCTGGCTCGGCAAACAGTCCAAGCGACTTAAGCATCGCCGGTGGCTGCGTGATATGCGAATGCGGGGCGTGCTTAGGGGTAGCGGCGAAGGTATGCTAGATACACTGGATTGCTTGCGCTCTATGCTCTTTGTCAAGGGTAAATCTGCCGGTGAGATTGTTAGTCGGCTTGTAGATATAGGCGCAACGCGGGACGACATGCTTGAAACCATTGTAGAAATGACATACAAAGATGACGTTGGACGGGTGGCGTTAGATACAAAAACCAAGGGCGGAATCACGCGGGAATGGAAAAAGATAGAAGCATCTAAGACTCTGGAGCGGGCAAAACCGGAGGCGTTGGACGATGAGGACATTGCCGATAGCGACGAAGAATTTGCCGATATCCTTGACTAAATATTGTATTCAACAATTCGTTTTTCAAACGAAAACTTGAATGATTGACTATTAATGACTAGGCGTTTAGAGGGCGCCAGGGAACTTGACGATGTGAGCGCCCAGACCGAAGCCCGCACCCTGGCGCGCCGTAAGACCGACCGAGGGCGAGAGGAGGTCAAGAATGGCGAACACAACCGCAGCCGTGGTGGCAATGACGGCAATCTCCTCCAGCTGGGGGACCTTGCGGGGGATGATGACCATCGCTACCGCAACGG